CCGACCTGAGCAATGGACTGGACCGCGGAACATCCGATCGGTGGCGCAGCGCCTGGAATTCGTTGTAATGCGAACTGGGCGCCACCGGCGTTGAACCAGATCTCCGATGCACGCTCACCGACCAGCCATAGCTCGCGGTTGATCTCTTGGAGCGTGATCAAGTTGTCCGAGGTGGAGTCCTTGAGAGCGAAGAACGAGCCATCGAATAACAGCGTGTAGGGAACCGGTGCCGTCGTGTAGAACGTTTGCGTGCCAGGTCGATTGAAGATCAGCCAGCCGTCGATGAAAGCAACGCGGTCTGCACCAAGGAAGGCCGGATCGGTGATCCGTCCGAAGCGCGCCAGCGTCACTGTGATCGTCGTAGCGCCTGGCGATGAGGTTGCCGGCAGTGACATCTCAATAGTGCCGAGCGTGGAGCTCACTGAGACGATGGTGGCACCAGATGCAATGCCGGTTCCTGCGATTGCACTTCCAGCTACCAGCGCCGTATTGAGCGTGCCTGAATAGGCCATCGTCGTCAGTCCGGAGATCGGCGTTCCAGTGAACTGAGTGGATCCAGGTCCAGCGATGCGCAGGTAGTAACCATTCGCGCCATCCACGAACACCGCATAGCCGCCAGCGCCGTTGTCTCGGATGCCCACCTGCCCGCTATTGGTCAACAGCGTGCCGACAGCTAACGTGGAGAACTGCGCGATCGCGTTCTGAGTTGGCGGTACGGTGCAGGTAATGAGATAGGCCGTATTGCCTGAGACAGCGACAGCCTGACTGCCTCCAGGAAGCACCCACGAGCCGCGCACCGCGCCCTCCGCGAGATCAATGATGGGATCAAGTCCGGGAGTGCCGAGCAATGCTGTCGCAGTCTTGGACTTATCGTCCTGCGACATTTCCACATACCAGTTGATCAGCCGTTGGCTGTCCTGGTACGGGTCTGGAGCCTCGTACGCCTGCCCTACAAAGCCGAAGTCAGCGCCTTGCACGGCTCACCTGAAGCCGCCGTAGAGGATCCAGCCAGCGTCAGTGCGCTGATTGCGCACGATCGCGCCGTCATACTTCGCAACCGGTACCGGCACCGAGTTGAGTGACTTGATGTAGTCGTATGCCTCCTTCGCCAGCTTTTCCTGCTGCTGCGTCCAGGCCACGCCGTATTCGGGCGCGAGCTCTCGAGCAAGACAACGCTTGATCGCGCGCGTATATCCCTGCGGCATGCGTACATCGGTCGTGAGATCACCGAAACTGGCAAGGATGTGATCAGTGAACAGGTGGAGCTCGCCGCCGCCTGAAGGGTTCTGATAGAAGTAGATCGTGCCCAGCGGCATCGTCGGGTTGTACCAAAGCACGATCGGCCAAGGCGCGGCGATGCCCTTGAAACCAATCTCGACATAGCGCTCTTGCGAGATCACCTCAATCGGATAGTCCAGCCCGCTGGCCTGCGTCGTGATGCGCGTGAATGACTCAGTGATGCGCAGCGGCCGCGGGATCTTGAAATCTCCGCAGATGGTGTAGCTAATCTGCAGCGGCACGCCCGGTGTCACGGTGGCGTTCTGCGACATGACCACCGTGTTGGTGAAGGCGTTGAAACTCACGATCGACGTGCCGGCTGGGATGCCAACGCCGGTCAGATCCCCGCCGATCACCATGTCATCCGGGACGATGACGTTAGTGATCACATCAAGCCCACTCGTCACTGTTCCGGCGAACGTGCCGGCGTCGTAGTTGCCTACCGTGTAGATGTACTGGTTTGGCGTGAACTGCAGGACGTTCTCGGTGCTGCCGAATACCGATGCCTGATCCGTAGACCAAGCATCCAGCATGTCATTCAGCGTGATCAGCGCATCTGCAGAATCATCGGCAGCGAGCGATTCACCCGGCGCATAGGAGTTGATGAATCTCAAAGCACCTGTTATCAGTTCGGTCGCGGTGGTCACGCAATGCCTTCGCCGCGGGTGAACATCACCGATGTGCTGGTTGCCGGCGCACCATTGGCAAACACCGACGCGGCATTCACCTCCGGATCGACGCTGACCACGACCACCGACCCAGGAGGGACCGGGTAGTCATTGATCGTTGCCGCTCGCACGGTGTTGCCACTATTGAGCACGCCGAAGTTCACATGAACCCAGACGCTCGTCTTGTTAGCGATCTGGATCTGAACGTATGTGTTCTCAAGCGTGCCTGGAAACACCGTGCTGGCCACCGCAGTCGCATCCACTGCAGCCACCGTCACACTTGGCAGGTTCTGCCCAACCTGGGCAGTAGGCTGTTGCTGCGTCGGCTGATAGAGCGGGAAGAACGCGCGTTGCTCCTGCATGGCAATCAACCGATACCGGTTGGGATGGCTGCAGCGGTCGGAAAGCTGTGTCGCACTACCGACAGCAGATAGTTCTCTGCGGTCAGCGTTGGCGTGCCAGCACCGAAGTTGCCGAAGGTGATGGCCAGTGTGTTCGCAGCCGAAACTCTGACGTTCGCGATCGCGATCGCAGCCTGAAAGGTCGGCTTGCAAACGTTCACCACATCGCCGAGCTGGAGGCCAGGAACGGTGTAGGTGCGCTCTTCCGAGGTATTCGCGACGAGAGCAGACCCCGCGGCCACGGGCACCTGCAGGACAAACAGATTCGCCACGCTACCGATGGGGGCGTTGGATGGACCGGGCATGGATGTCTCCTGGAAAGGGGCCTCTTGCGAAGCCCCTATCGATTAGGCCGAGAGGTCGTAGCCGTAGAGGTACAGATCGACGGTGCCCGTCGCGACTGCCACGCCCACGTTGACGAACAGGCTTTGCGCGGTCTGAGCTGCAGTGACGGCCGTTGCAGCGCGAACATAGACAAAGCCGTTGGTGGTCTGGCCGGTCAGCGCGGCGACAGTCAGCACAGCGTTTCCGCCAGCAGCCGCTGCCGTGTAGAGACCCACCGTCGCAGTGGCCATGGTGACGCTGGCATTGGCCGTGATGACGATCGTCGGGACCCATGTGGTCGCGTTGATGATCTGCATCTTGATCGGATCGCCGATCGTCGCGACACTCAATCCCTTGACGACGCCCAGCAGTCGCAGGGATTGCGATCCCTGAACCACTGGGTTGTTGGTGGTACTGACCGGCGTGACGACCGCTACCGTAGACTGCGTCTGCGAGCTGGCCGGCCCTGGATTTACTGAAGGCATGTTCGTTCTCCTGGAAGGGTTAGCCAGCGATGCGTACGGCCATCTGACGGTAGAGACCGTCATATCCGTAGAGCACATCCGCACGGGTTGGCATGGCGTCGTTGTTGATCGTGTACTGCGTGACCATGCGCATGCTCATGCCGATGTCGGCATCATTTGCGCGGGCAGCAGACTCGACACCGCGGGGCAGCGGCAGATCCGCGAACGCCAGGGCAAACGCCGTCTTGTGGTAGACGATGCCCTGCGGGCTGACCTTGGAGGCATTCGCGACGCCGCCATTGACCGTCAGTGCCGCGGTGGCCGTGAAGGCTGCCGTGGTGACCGCGTTCTGGAACTGGCCCCCGGTGATGCAGCATTCGCCGACCAGAATCGACAGCGCACCGGCGCCGGCGCCAGAGGTGTAGATGCCGGTAGATGGGTCGAACGTGCCGCTGGTGAGCGTGGCAGGCGCGAACACCGGGCCAGGCACTGCAGCGCCAGACGGATTGGACAGATAGCCGCCAGGAGGCAGAACGACAAACTGCTTCAGGCTGTTGCCGTACTGAGTGCGGCTCTGCGGGTTGGCAGGGAACACACCAGCGATCTGGATGATGTCGCCGACCTTGACCACACCAGTGGATGCGGTCCAGCCGTTGGTCTGGATGAGCCCAGACTGCGCCCAGCCAGTGGTCAGGAATGCCCCGCCGGTGTTGGCAGTCAGCAGCGGAGTGCCGCCCTGCGCGCCTGTGGTGAAGGCCACGATGTTCTGATCGCGATACCAATCGAGACCTGCGGTCTGACGCGCGATGAATCCGCGGCGGACGATGTCACTGATCTGCGCCTGCGGGTTGTACAGGCCCTTGATGCCGTCGCCAGCAGCCGCTGCCGAAAACGGATCCAGCACGCACCGGCGCATGTCATCGCTCGGGCACGCTTCGCTGTCCAGCAGAGCATTCGCTGTGGCGTAGGTCAGCCAGGAAGAAGGCGAGACGCCCGGAGTACCGACTGACAGCGCGGTGTTCTGGTAAGCGAAGTAGCACCCGTCCGAGTCGATGCGGTTCGCGACTGTGGCCATCATCGGCTTCAGCACGCGAGTCTTGAACAGGTCCATCGACAGCAGCAGATCCGCGGTCGTGAACTGCACGTCCACGTGGAACTGATTGCGCAGTGTGACCGGGATGTAGGTTTCGTTCGTATCCTCGACGTTCAGCGCGGGGCCGAAGGTGCCGAGGTAACGAGGCGGGCGGCGAATGTTGACGGTGGCGCCGATCTTCGCTTCTTTGATCGCGAATTCATCGCTGTACTGCTTGTCGCAGCCATCGGCGAAGACCAGCGTGTTTTCAAGGACCAGAAGGCCCGTATTGACGATGTAGCTCGTCGTAAGCAGGTTGTTGGACACGAGACGGACTCCAGAAAGAGGTTTTCATAACCCCTCACCGGCGCTTGGCAGCTTGTTGCTGTTTGTCCCATTGGCGCAGCTCCTGGAAGTTCATCTTCGCTGGGTCTTTCTGCACCACAGTCGAAGCGGAAGCATCTATCGGAGTGATCGGTGCGGGCGCTTGCGATACCGTTCTTGCAATCGAAGCTGTGTCCGGAGTTGCCTTCGCAGGCGCTTCCAACTTCAGCTCCAACTTGCCGAGGTCGGCTATTGCCTTCCGCGGCGACAGTTTCTGCAGTCGCTCCAATTCACTCGGATTCTTGGCCAGGTGGTACAGGATGCGCGGGCCTACATCGCTTTCTTTGATGTACTCCAGCACGTCCACATGCACTTGGTCAGCAGCGGTTCCAGCGAGCGCACCAACCACATCAGCGTAGTCGGGATGCTCCTTGACCGTATCAGCTACACGCTTGCCAAATTCTCGATCGGCTGCGGCAGTTGCGTCGGCGATCCGCTGCTTCTCCTGCTGTACCGCTTGCTCGCGAGATTTCTTCTCGAGCTTGAAGTCAACAAGAGCGTCCGTGTACAGGGCGACTGTCGCAAAATCTTCCGGCTTCGGTTCCTTAACCTCGACCGTCGCGGGCCGCGACTTTGCTTCTGCTTCGGCGAGCTTTCGCTCTGCCAGTTCTGCCCGCTGTTCTGCCGCTCGGCGTTCGTTGAATTGTTTTTCAGCGAACTCTTCGGCCTCTTTCATCGCCCGGTGCTTCTTGCCGATCTGCTGCCTGGCCCGTTCAGGCAGAGATGAATCGTCATCATCCGCAGCTTTCGCTGCTGGCTCTTTGTTTACCTCTTTCGAGGCCCCCTCGTCACTGGCAGGAGTGCTACTTACGAACTTGCCATCGGGTCCGCGCGTCTGTTCGCCATCAGCCTTGGCCGGCTCTTTGCCTGCCTCAACCGGTGGGACAAACGGATCCACCTTGCCAGTGGTCACGAACTGTTCGAAATTCTCGGAAGTCACTACCTGCATAAAATCCTCTGCTGCTACCGGCAGCCGCGGTTAAACCTTGTTGTCCACTGCGCGTTGCGCCGAATCGATCATGTCCTTGGCCGCTGCACGGTCGTGGCCGGCCTCGGTGTTGGTGTTGAGCAGCTGTGTAGCGCCATGAATCTCG